AATCTTGAAAAAATTCAGGAGATGTGGCAGAATGACTCTGTTATAGATCCTGATAATTTACATGATGAATCACTAAAAATACCCCAACTACACTCAAAATATTATACAGTTTATAATACTATTGTGTTGTTGAGGGAAAAAGCATTGGATCAATATAAAAGGATTAAGTTAGAGAGATATAATTATTACACAGGAAAGGCACCAGCAGAGGTATATGCTGCAGAACCTTTTGCATACAAAGTTAGAGAAAAGGATGCAATACAAAGACATCTTGAAGCAGATGAAAAGTTAAGTCAAATTGATATGAAGATTAAGTATTATGATACTATGCTTAAGTTTTTAGAAGAGATTATAAAGGTAATATCTAATAGAACATTTCAGATTAAGAACGCAATAGAGTGGAATAAATTCCAAGCAGGCTTTAATTGATAAATAGAATTGGTATATACTACATGAATGGAAAGACAGGTATCAGAAGGTTCTCTTCATAAGTGGTTTAAAGGATCCAAATCCAAAGATGGAAAAGGAGGATGGGTAAACGTAGTTACAGGTGGAACCTGTGCTAGTGATGAACCAGGTGAAGGAACTCCAAAATGTGTTTCTTCCGCAAAGAGAGCAAGTATGACTAAGGCAGAAAGACTCTCTGCTGCTAGAAGAAAAAAGAAAGCTGATCCTGGTCAGCAGCAAAAATCTGGTGCTGCAAAACCAACTTATGTTTCCACTGATAGTCCTCGTAAAAAGAAGAAAAAGAAAATGAACGAGGGTTGGAGTGATAAATATAAACAGTCCATAGATTGTGATAACCCAAAAGGTTTTAGTCAAAAAGCACACTGCCAAGGTAAGAAAAAAATGAAAGAAACTTATGAAAGATCTCTTACTCCTTTAACAGAGAAGGCAAAAAAATGTTGGCCAGGTTATGAGAAGAAGGGCACCAAAAAGATGTTTGGTAAGACATATAATAATTGTGTAAAGAAGGAAGAGGTCGAAGTGTATGATGAAAGTTTAATGCATCCTGATAAAAGAAAAGCGATAGATGATGCTGGTGGTATGGAAAATTATTTGAAATTGAATCCACCCGATCCAAATCGTCCTTCTATTAAAATGAATCCAAATCCACCAACCAAAAAAAGACTTCCTACAAAAGAACCTGTATTTGGTCCTGGTCCAGGAGGACATAGATCTTTTCCAGATGAAATCAAAAAACCTGTTCCTAACATGCCTAGATTTCCTGGTATGAAAAAAGAAGAGGTAGAAATTCAGGAATCAGATAAGAAAGGTAAGGGCAGTGGTACAAAAGATGCTTGCTATCATAAGGTAAAATCAAGATACTCAGTCTGGCCGAGTGCATATGCATCAGGTGCATTAGTTAAGTGTCGTAAGGTAGGTGCTGCAAACTGGGGTAACAGTAGTAAGAAAGAAGCATTCTCAGATTGGAAATCAGAGTTTATCTGGGAGGATGGGGACTCTTCAAAAAAGATATCTGAGTTAGATAGACTTAAAAACGCCATCAAAACAGGTATGATGGATGGAAAAAAATTATCTCCTAAAGAACTTGAAGGTATCAAAGCAGGTCTAACTCAAGGCGGTAACAAAATAGATGAAGGTCTAGTAGATTCCATCAAAGGTGTTGGTAAAAAGGTGATTAAGAAAACAAAAGAATTTATTAACAAACCAATTATAAGAGATTATCCATCTAAAAAAGAGTATGAAGATTCAGTAAAATCTGGAACAAGTCATAAGTATGAATCAATTGAATATGAAAAATCTGATTGGAGAGATGATTTGGGTGAAGACTGGCAGAAAACAAATCGTCAGGATAAGACTGACGGTATGAGCAAAGCAGCAGTAAAAGCATATCGTCGTGAAAATCCTGGTTCTAAACTTAAGACTGCGGTAACAAAGAAACCATCTTCACTAAAGAGAGGATCTAAAGATGCGAAACGTCGTAAGTCTTTCTGTTCAAGGATGAAAGGTATGAAGAAGAGATTAACTTCTGCTAAAACTGCAAGAGATCCTGATTCAAGAATAAACAAAGCACTTAGAAGGTGGAACTGCTGATGAAAACTTTTAAACAATTTAACGAAGAAGCACAATATCATCTTCATGAGTTAGGTGGTGATAGTAATCTAGGATTTATACCTCTTATATCTAAAGGTGTAGGTTTATTGAATAGAGCAGCAAATCCACTTTACAAAGGATACGGAGTATATAAAACCACTAAGGATGTATATAAAAGCATCAAGGATAAAAAAGGTCCAGCACATACTGCCTTAAGTGCACTATCAGGAATTCAATATGCAGCACCTTTGAACAAGGGTAAGACCTTTTTGCGACAGGTAGGTAATTTTGCTAAGAGTAAAAGATTATGGACTGGATTAGGAGCAGAAGCAACAAAAGAACTGATAGATGATGGTGAGTTTGATTATTTAAATAAAAAAACATCAAATAAAACAAATAAAAAAGTAAGTGGAGCAGCAGGAAAAGTATCAGCAAAAACAGGAGCAGAAGTAAAGAAAAATCTCGGCAGTGATAAAAAAAAGTATCTAACTGATTTAGATTTGTATAAGAAGTAGTCTATATACTATAACTGATCTCTATATTCATGTCTAATTTGATAATATCAAAGAAGAATGAAGTGTATCTTCATGTTGATGCAGAACCGCACGTTTACTATGAACTTGCGGATCAGTTTACGTTTGAACTTCCAGACGCAAAGTTTATGCCTCAATACAAGAGTAGATATTGGGATGGAAAGATAAGATTATTTAATACACAGACTGGACAGATATATGTTGGACTCTTAGATAGAGTCGTTCAGTTTTGTAAGGATCACGAATATACATACGAATTTAAAGAAAGTGAGTTCTATGGTCTTCCTTTTGAGGTGAATGAATTCATATCAAAGGAAGGTGTTAAAGATTATATGCACTCTATTTGTAAGCACTCCCCCAGAGAGTATCAGATAGAGGGAGTATACGACGCTTTAAGACATAATCGAAAACTACTGATATCTCCAACTGCCTCTGGAAAGTCGTTAATGATATATTCGATTGTGAGATATTACGTTGAGAAGAAGCAAAGTATTCTGATAGTCGTTCCGACGACTTCCCTAGTAGAGCAGATGTATAAAGACTTTGCAGATTATGGATGGGACGTTGGTTCATACTGCCACAAGATATATGCAGGAAAAGAAAGAGAGACGGACTCTCAAGTCATAATTACTACTTGGCAATCAATCTACAAACTCCCCAGAAAGTATTTTGATAGGTTCTCTGTTGTGATTGGGGATGAGGCTCACCAGTTTAAATCAAAGTCATTAGTATCTATAATGGGAAAACTTGGGGATGCTAAGTATCGGTTTGGTTTTACAGGGACACTTAGTGGATCACAAACACACAAGTGGGTATTAGAGGGATTGTTCGGACCTTCTTACAAGATAATAAAAACTGAAGAACTTATGAAGAAGGGTCATGTAGCATCCTTAGATATAAACGTGTTACTACTTAAACATCCACCAAATAGATTTGAAACCTTTGAAGATGAAGTTCAATATATAATCACTCACAATCAAAGAAACAATTTTATAAAAAATTTAGCACTTGATTTAAAAGGAAATACACTTATACTTTTTGCTAGAGTAGAAGGACACGGAGAACCTTTATATAATTTGATAAATACTGGTAGTATTATTAATCGTCATGTGTTTTTTGTTCATGGTGGGGTTGCCACCGAAGATAGAGAAAAGGTACGAGAAATCACTGAAAGTGA